TACCCCGAGTCTATTGTTACTGCGGGTACTACGTGGCTTGGCGATGAGTTTGACTCAGCCTTACTTAATGGTGCTTTGGTCGAGGCCATTCGCTTTATTAAGGGCGAACCTGATATGGTTCAGCTTTACCAAAGTATGTATGTAGACGCTATGGCGTTATTAAAGAACCTAGGTGATGGCAAGATGCGGGAAGATATGTACCGCTCTGGTCAGATCAGGATTAAACCGCGTTAATTTTAAGAGGAAAGTAAAATGGCTATCACACAAGCTATGGCAACATCATTCAAAGTTGAAATCCTTGGTGGAGACTTTGATTTCAGCAGCGGTACAGCAGATACATTTAAGATCGCTTTGTTCACTTCAGCAGCTACGCTAAGTGCGGCCACTACGGCGTATAGCACAACCAACGAAGTCTCAGGCACTGGCTACACGGCGGGCGGGAATACACTCACTATTTCCCAAGTCGCTACGTCTACAGGCACTACAGCGTTCTTGGACTTTGCGGATACTACGTGGTCTTCAGCGACTATTACTGCTCGCGGCGCTTTGATCTATAAGTCTGGCGGCACTAACCCTGCTGTTGCGGTACTGGATTTTGGCTCTGACAAGACTTCAACTGCGGGTGACTTTACTATTGTGTTCCCTGCTGCTGATGCGAGCAACGCTATTTTAAGAATAGCTTAGTGTATTTAGCTATTTAGCGAATTGCGTTTAAGGGTGATTAGATATATAGTCTTTGTTTTATTGGGAGAAGCCTTGATGAGACACGGACACCGTTACCACCCTTTATACGCAACGTGGTGCAACATGAAAGCGCGCTGCAAGAACGAAAAACATCCGGCATATCATAACTATGGCGGAAGAGGGATAACTTACCACCCAACGTGGAAAGAGTTTCCTAGCTTTTTAAACGACGTTGGGGAAAAACCTTTTGTCGGGGCTACTTTAGACCGCATTGACAATGAAGGCAACTACACCCCGAACAACGTACGATGGGCGGACAGGACTACACAACGTAGAAATAGTCGGCAAATCGTAAAGGTCGAGATAAACGGGGAAACTAAGCTGTTTAGCGAATGGTGTAAGGTATATAGCATAGCAATCGCTTCTGTTCACAGACGCTTACAAAAAGGGGAAAGTTTAGTGTCAGCGTTAACTAGACCCAAGGCCAAAAGGTTTCAATAATGGTGACTTTAGTAAACAGAGCTAAAATGGGCACCGCTACGACGGGGACTGGCACTATAACGCTAGGCTCCGCCGTAACTGGGTTCCAGACTTTTGCAGCCTCGGGTGTATCAAATGCCGATGTCGTTAGGTATACGATAGAGGATGGTGCTGCGTGGGAGATAGGTACAGGCACTTACACGTCGTCTGGGACCACGCTTAGCCGAACGCTTGATGAAAGTAGTACGGGGTCTCTTTTAAATCTTTCCGGCAATGCTGCGGTGTTTGTCACTGCCGCTGCGGAAGACCTTCTTGGGTATATAGCACCAAGTACGTCAGGCAACGTCTTAACCTCTAACGGCACAACATGGGAATCAGCTACTCCCGCTGATACAGACCCGACCCTTGCAACACTCACCAAAACATTTACAGAGGACGAAGAGTACGAAATCACTCTATCTAGTAACGTACTATCTCCTGTGGTCAGTGTTACGAAGGAAGTCCCTCAGACCAACATTACTAATAACCAGTGGGATGTCAGCTCAAGCTCAGAAAACTACACTAGAACTGATAGTGCTTATGCTACTACGTTGGATTTTGTTGCTGACGCTGTTGTTGGTGGTACTTACGATGACGTAAGTTTTAGTGTTTCTAGTCAAGCGACAGTTCCACAGGAGGCTCAATTTAAATCTGACGGCACAAAGATGTATGTTATTGATTCTCAAAATGACTCTATATATCAATACTCTTTGTCTACTGCATGGGATGTGTCAACTTCGTCTTACGATTCAGTAAGTTTTAGTGTGTTTAGTCAAGAAACTATTCCAACAGGATTATTCTTTAAACCCGATGGCACTAAAATGTATATTGTTGGAACAAGCATAGATAAAGTACATCAATACTCATTGTCTACAGCTTGGGACTTATCTACAGCGTCTTACGATTCAGTAAGCACTACTCTTGCGTCTCAGCTAACGCCGTCAGGCTTGGTGTTTAAGCCAGATGGAACAAAGATGTACGTTATAGATGGCTTCCAACGTGATATACGTCAATACTCATTATCAACAGCATGGGATGTATCTACGACATCTTATGATGATGTGCGTCTGTACGTTATAAATCAAGAATCCGATCCTCAAGCGCTTGTCTTTGATTCTACTGGAACAAATATATACATTTGTGGAAACAGCTCTGATACAGTGTTTCAATATCAATTATCTACCGCTTATGATCTTTCAACGGCTTATTACTTGGGCGTAGGTTTTTCTGTACGAAATCAAGATACAAGGCCACAGGGATTAACCTTCAGCGCAGACAACACAAAAATATACATAGTAGGCGATACAACAAACACAATATATCAATATTCTGTAGTAGAAGAAGACATCTTTACTTTAGGCTCTGGCAGTTTTGACACAACAGATATTGGAAAGACAATAGAAGCCAACTCAGGCGTGTTTGTTTTATCTAGCATTGCAGGTCAGTATCAAGAAATCACAGCGCCGTCTTCTACTACACAAGTAGCCTCTGGCAACTGGAATATGTACAGCATCTTGTACAATTCTTCAGACGATGATTTGGAGTTAAGCGGGTATATCACTACTACATATGACATTGCTAATGCTGTTAGTAAAGCGACTAAAATTGTTAATGGTTTTGATTCAGTTCCAGAAGGTTTAGCATTTAATAATGACGGTACTAAGTTATTTATAATTGGACAATTGCAAGACGCTGTTCAAGAATGGGTTCTTCCAACTCCTTACGATATTTCTACAATGTATTTTACAGGCGTGACGTTTAGTGTTGCTTCTCAAGAAGCAATTCCGACAGGAATACAATTTAAAGCTGACGGCACTAAGATGTACATTGTTGGCTCTAGTAGCGATAGCGTACATCAATACTCTTTATCGACAGCTTACGACATTTCAACGGCCTCTTATGACTCTGTAAGTATAAATGTAAACTCGGAAGATGGTATTCCAACAGATTTATTTTTTAAGCCTGACGGCACTAAAATGTATGTTTTAGGCGCGGCTGCTGACGAAGTTAACCAGTATTCATTGTCAACTGCATGGGATTTATCAACGGCTTCTTATGATTCCGTAGTTTTTAGTATTGTTACTCAAGAAAATCAGCCAAACGGACTTACCTTTAAATCTGACGGCACTAAGATGTATGTTGTAGGGTCAACTAACGACACTGTATACCAATACTCCTTATCAACTGCGTGGGATTTATCTACTGCATCTTATGACTCAGTAATTTTATTAACAGGAACAACTAATCCAAGAGGCTTAGTCTTTGATGATATAGGCGCTAACTTGTATGTTCTTGATTTAACGATGATACAATTCACAGCAACCAACTCGCGTTACTCTACAGGCTATCACGCAGCAGTAACAACAACGTCAACCAACACTACTAACTGGACTGACCTGAACTCAATGACAGCAGATCAGGTAGCAGGTACAGGTAATGTTTACTACGCTGTTTCTACAGACGATAGAACTACTTGGACTGTTGTTGATAACACAGACGGCGAGAGAGACATTGTTAGAAACAACGCAGGGACTTGGCAATACAACGCTAACGGAACATACACTTCAGAGTCTTGGATTAACGCAACTACGAATACAGAGTTAGCTGCGATAGAAGAGTCTATGGAAGCTGTAGGTGTTGCTGATGGCGCTACTGGATACAATGTTGCAGGTGGTGTTTTAGCGGGTTCGTTTAGTGTTGCTTCTGAAGATACAAGCCCATCAGCTTTATTCTTTAAGACAGACGGAACTAAAATGTATGTAATAGGTGATGCAGGAAACGATGTAAATCAATACACACTATCTACTGCTTGGGATGTTACGAGTGCTTCATTTGACTCAGTAACTTTTAATGTTGGTTCGCAAGAAACAGACCCGACAGGATTATTCTTTAAACCAGATGGAACAAAAATGTACATTACTGGTTTTAATGGCGATGATGTTAATCAATACTCACTATCTACAGCATGGGATTTATCAACTGCGTCTTTTGATTCGATAACTTTTAGTGTTGCAAGTCAAGAAACCGCCCCTAGAGATTTATTCTTTAAACCTGACGGCACTAAGATGTATGTTGTGGGAATTCAAAACGACACCGTATATCAATATACATTATCAACTGTTTGGGATATTTCTACAGCATCTTATGATTCAGTAAGTTTTAGTGTTGCATCACAAGAAGCAGCTCCGACAGGATTATTCTTTAAACCAGATGGAACTAAGATGTACATTATTGGTTACTCAGGTGATGATGTAAATCAATACTCTCTATCAACTGCTTGGGATGTATCAACAGCTTCCTTTGACAACATAAATTTTAGTGTTCTTTCTGTAGCATCAGGCCCTAGCGGCTTATTTTTTAAACCAGATGGAACTGTAATGTATGTTGTAAGTTATTCTCCTACAGACAACGTGTTCCAATACATCACAGCCTCAGAACTAGCCTATCCAAACCAGATGGACAAGACACAGCTAGAAGCAGTCACAGACCCTAATCACTTTGCTTTAGGCAATGACTTAGACTTGGCTATTGTCTTCAACATGGATTACGGATTAACACTACCGTCCTCTGATGGTGTGTCAATTAACTACGATGGCGCTGTAAAGAACCAAGGCGCTGTCTTAGGTACTGACTATGACTTTGATGCTCCTGCTCAGAACAAGGTGAATATCAAGTCTCTGGCGGCTAATAATCTTAAGGTTAGGGTTGTTTAACACAAGTAGTAAAGGAAGAAATAACTAACTACTAAACCGGAGTAATACAAAATGACTGACGAAGATATGACTGCGGTTAATGCAGCTATTGAGGCAGGTAAAGCCTAGCCAAACCCCAACCCGCTTTTAAGGTGCCCTAATGTTAGGATTTTACCCTTTAGCTTCGGCTCCTATTGCTGACGACGGAAACCTTAACGTCAGCGTAGCCGTGCTTGGAGTACAGGGCACCACGGCTCTTGGTACGGTAGTTGCGCTTACGGGGACTAATGTTCAAGCAACAGGGGTTCAGGCTTCTGGTGCTGTTGGCTCTGTTGAAGTTAATACCGATCAGATACTTTCGGTTACCGGAGTACAAGGCACCACGGCGCTAGGCGCTGTTTCAGTAGAAGCCAACGCTCTTGTAGATGTCACCGGAGTTTCCGCTACAGGTAATCTCGGCGCAGTTGTTGTTGACCTGACTACCCGAGCTGAAGTCACAGGTGTAGAGGGTACTGGAGAGATAGGCACCGCAGGTGTTGTCGCCACTGCAATAGTTAATGTGACAGGCGTTGAAGGCACCACGGTCCTTGGCGAAGAAACCGTCATTGAAGGCACTGGGGTATTAGTAAACGCGGTAGGCGTCGAAGGCACTACAGTCCTTGGTAACGTCGCGGTCGAAGCCGATGGCGCTATTGAAGCTCTGGGTAATGCAGCCACTGGCGAAGTAGGTACCGTGGTAGCCCAAGCTAGCGCGCTTGTTGCCGTTACTGGAGTGGTGGGAACCACGGCCCTTGGTGAAGAGACCGTCATTGGTACAGCCACGGTATACGCCATTGGCGTACAGGGCACTACTGAACTGGGCACAGTAACCACCCAAACAAGCAACACTCTAAACGTCACGGGCCTCCAAGGCACTACAGCACTGGGCACGGTAGTAGCAAAAGCCAATGCGGACGTAACCGTCGCAGGCGTTCAAGGCACCACGGCACTAGGCGAAACAACAGAAACAGGCACGGCTACGGTATACGCCATTGGCGTACAGGCCACGGGTATAGTAGGGAATGTGTTAGTATGGGGAGAAATAGTCCCCGACCAGAATGCCGGATGGGTAGACGTAGACGATAGTCAAACACCAAATTGGACGGAGATAGCAGCGTGAAAACAGTAAACGAAGCGGTAGACTTAGGTGATACAATAGACCCTAAGCATGAAATTGAAGTGTTGTGCGGGAACTGCGGGTATGACGTAAACGAGGCAGAATTAGCTGCGGATACTTGTTCAGACTGCGGCGAAGCACTAAACTTACGTCAGAATACAAAGATTTACGCGACAAGCGTGCCGCCCGCTGGCGGAAGCACATTAGTATAACTGGAGTGCCCCAATGGCTACTTATATAAATAATTTACGGCTAAAAGAAATCACCACGGGTGATGAAGACGGCACTTGGGGCACCAGTACTAATACTAACCTCGAACTAATTACCGACGGTTTTAGCTACGGCACAAAGGAAATGGCGGCTGACGCCAATGAAACCTTTACTATGCCCGACGCCACGGCGGACAGCACCCGCTCGTTCTACCTGAAAATTACCTCTGCTGTCTCCCTGACAACTACTCGTGAGATTACCCTTGGTCCAAACACCGTCTCTAAAGTGTGGATGATCGAGAACGCCACTTCAGGCAGCCAGATTATTACGATAAAGCAGGGTTCTGGCGCTACGGTAAACGTACCCAACGGCTCTAAGGTTATGGTCGTCACTGACGGTGCGGGAGCAGGCGCAGCAGTACTTAATGCTAACCCCACCGAAATTGGCGGTACGGTAACAAGTGTTGGGGGAACCGGTACGGTTCAGGGTCTTACTCTGTCTGGCACTGTGACTACTTCAGGTAATCTAACTCTTGGGGGTTCTTTATCAGACATAGACCTTACGTCTCAGGTTACTGGCAACCTCCCTCTTGCTAACGGCGGTACTGGCGCATCACTTACTGACCCCGATGCAGACCGCATATTCTTTTGGGACGACTCTGCCGGATCAACTTCGTTCCTTACTGTAGGTTCTGGGCTTGAGATTTCAGGCACTACTCTCTCTTCTACAGCCGCAGGTGGTACGGTTACTAGCGTTGATGTCTCGGGCGGGACTACGGGCCTTACTGCGTCAGGCGGTCCTGTCACTACTTCTGGCACAATTACTCTTGCGGGTACTTTGGCTGTCGCTAACGGCGGTACAGGCTTAACGGCTTTGGGTAGTGCAAACCAAGTGCTTGCCGTAAACGGAGCAGGGACAGCCTTAGAGTACACTAGCGGCTCCGCAGGGTCGGTAACCTCAGTTGATGTTTCTGGGGGCACTACAGGTTTGACTACTACCGGCGGTCCGATTACTGATTCGGGAACCATTACCCTAACTGGAACTCTGGCTGTTGCTAACGGCGGCACAGGCGTCACCTCGTCCACCGGAACGGGTTCGGTTGTTTTAAGCACTAGCCCCACGCTAACTACACCTAATCTTGGCACGCCTTCAGCGGCTACCCTGACAAACGCTAGTGGCCTACCCATTATTGCGGGAACTACGGGCACTTTGTCTGTAGCTAGGGGCGGCACAGGTGCTACATCACTTACGTCTAATAACGTCTTGCTAGGCAACGGAACCTCTGCACCACAAACAGTAGCCCCCGGCACCTCGGGTAACGTCCTCACCTCTAACGGCTCAACGTGGCAATCAACCGCACCTTCTGCCGGTGGGGGAACTAGGATATATATAACGTCCGTGACCCTTGGCTCTGCTGCGGCGACAATAACCATAGACAACGCTGCGTTTGGTAGCTCTACATACGACTACCTAATACTTGAGGCGAAAGACCTTAAAAATACGGGCGGTGGGTCAACTCAAATTAAGTTTAACTACCGTAGTGGGGGGTCAAACCAAACAGCAAGCAACTACGATGGGAGTTATTTTTGGGTTGACACTAGCTTAGCCAATAGCATTTACGCCAATCTGGCTTACGGCTTACTCTCCGGTGTTAATTATTTTACAAATTACGAAGCTTACCTCCAGATGGATATATACCACCAATCAACGGGGTTCCCAATGATTAGTAGGGGCGGAAGTTTTACGTCAACGGGCGTTGCGACTCAGCAGTGGTTCCATACCAGTTCGTATGATGCAGGAATTGGGAGTATTGGAGGCATCCAAATTGCGACCACTAACGGATACAACTTTGCCGCAGGCAGTAAACTCACACTTTACGGCGTTAAAAATTCATAGGACTAGACCATGACACGTTATCACGCAACACCAGAAGGCAACGTCCCCTTTAGTCCTGAAGAAGAAGCAGAGTGGGACGCACAGGTAGCCGAATACGAAGCAGGCGCAGACGCCCGCGCAGCGGAAGCAATTAGAACCAAACGCGACAAGCTACTAGCTGAAACTGATTGGGTGACTGTAAAAGCAGTAGATCAGAACGCCCAAGATAGCTTAGGTATTCAAGTACCGCAGGTGTGGTTAGACTACCGCCAAGCGCTTAGGGACATCACCGAGCAGGCAGGGTTTCCAAACGAAGTTACTTGGCCTGTAGCACCGTAATAGTTAAGCGGTAGGAGTACCCATGAGATGACCGAGTTAGAGCTAGAAGCGATGATACAGCGTGCTGCGGAAGCGGGGGCTAAAAAAGCCTTACGTGACGTGGGTTTACAAGACGACGACGCTGTTCATGACATGCGTGAGATACGCGACCTTCTAGACTCTTGGCGCTCGGCCAAACGTACTGCGGGTAGGACATTAGTCCAGACGTTTACTACTTTATTCCTCGGCGCACTTATTGCGGGTTCGTACTTTAAATTTACGGGGAAAAACTAGCTATGCTTAAAAAAGCCAAAGCGGCGTACACCCTACTGCAAAAAGGCAAGGTAGTATCCGACCCCGCTAAGTGGAAAGCAAGGCAGATTACGGCTACTATGCTCACTGGCGCGGTTTGGGCGGCGATACAGGCTGCGGAGGCTTTCGGCTATGCCATCCCCATTGACGAGGCTACTGTGGACTCTGTTGCTATTGGCGTGCTTGCTGCTGTTAACTGGGTGCTCACATTATCAACATCTGAGAAAATCGGGTTGCAGTCTCGGGGTTAAGCCCGTCATGGTCAATCCTCACTGGGTACATACGGTGCCTAACATTTATGGCGTTGAAGCCATCCTGCTAACTATGGAGTGTAAAGTATAATGGGTAAATTAAAGATTGCCTTTGAAATTGCTAGGTTTGTTCTTTTCCTTGTTACGTCGGTAAAAGACTTGGTCCTCCAAGCAGAAGAGCAAATGCCCGAAAGCGGCAGGGGTTCAGATAAGTTTGCAGCGGTAAAGCAAGCGGTTATTACTGCCGCTAAGTATGCCGATATTGGCGGCGACGCCATCGAGAAGGTAGATAGCTTTATTGACGACAAGATTAACGAGACAGTCAAAGAGACTGTTAACGCCCCTAAATAAGGGATTGCCGTGGGCAAGTTTAAGTACTTCTCGGTTAGTGAGTTTGCTTGTACGCATACAGGTAAGAACTTTATTGAGCAAGACCTTATATTCAAGCTAGACGAGTTGCGTGGTCTGTGCGGGTTTCCGTTTGTTATAACCAGTGGGTACCGAGACCCCAGTCACCCAGAAGAAGCACGTAAAACGAAGCCCGGTGTACACGCCCAAGGCATAGCCGCCGATATAAAGGTAGCTAACGGGGCACAACGCGCATTAGTGGTTAAACATGCGTTAGAATTGGGCTTTAACGGTATTGGAGTGGCTAAGACCTTCGTACACGTTGACACCCGCCCAAGCACCCTTGTTATGTGGACCTACTGATGCCCTTACAGAAACTACAGTTTAAGCCCGGAGTTGACCGCGAGAATACGCGCTACGCAGCCGAAGGCGGTTGGTACGAGACCAACAAAGTGCGGTTCAGACGGGGTATGCCTCAGAAGATCGGTGGGTGGGTGCGCCTATCTAACCAAACTTTTCTTGGCGTATGCCGCTCTATGCTCAACTGGGTTACTCTCCAAGGGCAGAATCTTGTTTCTGTAGGCACTAACCTCAAGTATTACATCGAGCGTGGTGGGGCTTACTTAGACATTACGCCTATTCGTTTAACTACAGCCGCAGGCGATGTTACTTTTACCGCTTCTACGGGCCTTCCTCTTTTACAAGTAACCGACGTAGATCATGGCGCCTTAGTTAATGATTTTGTTACGTTTTCCGGTGCAGTTTCTCTAGGCGGTAACATTACTGCTGACGTGCTTAACCAAGAGTACCAAGTCTTTAGCGTCATAGACGACGACAATTACACTATACTAGCCGCTGTTTCTGCTAACGCATCTGACACAGGTAATGGCGGGGCTAGCACCGTAGGGGCCTATCAAATCCCTGTAGGTAACGAGATTGCTGTCCCTTTTTCTGGTTGGTCTGCTGGTACTTGGGGTGCAGGAACTTGGGGGCTTGGCGATACGACCGTGTCTCCTATTCGTTTGTGGAGTCAGGCTAACTTCGGTGAGGACCTGTTCTTTACTTACCGTGGCGGGGAACTTTTCTACTGGGATGCAAGCAACGGGGTTACTACCCGTGCGGTCTATGTGTCTTCGCTTGGCGGTGCGTCAGACGTTCCTACTATAGTTAACAAGGCATTCGTGTCGGACATCTTCCGGTTTGCGTTTTGCTTTGGTGCGAACGATCTGGGTACTAGCGTGCTTGATCCTATGCTTATCCGTTGGTCTGACCAAGAAGACGTAGCTAACTGGACGCCTGAAGCCACTAACCAAGCAGGTAGCTTGCGCCTCTCCCGAGGCAGTGAAATTATTACCGCTATCCAAGCCCGTCAGGAAGTTCTGGTTTGGACTGATACCGCTGTTTACGGTTTGCAGTACTTAGGTGCTCCAGAGGTTTGGGGTGCGCAGCTACTTGGTGACAACATCACCATAGCAAGTCCTAACGCGGCGGTATATTCCGGCAACATCGCTTACTGGATGGGTACCGATAAGTTTTATCTCTACGACGGTACGGTTAAGACGCTGCCTTGTGCGGTGCGCAGTTATGTGTTTAACGACTTTAACTACTCTCAGTATGACCAAGTAGTTGCAGGTACTAACGAGCGGTTCGACGAGATTTGGTGGTTCTACTGCTCTGAAAACTCTACCCAGAACGACCGCTACGTGGTCTATAACTACCTGCAAGACATTTGGTATTACGGCACTCTATCGCGCAGTGCTTGGATCGACGCTGATCTGAGAGAAAACCCCATGGCGGCTACGTACAGCAACAACTTGGTTACTCACGAAGTGGGCTACGATTGCCAAGAAACTACGACTACATTCCCGATTACAGCTACGCTAGTATCCTCTGAGTTTGACTTGGACGACGGCGATAAGTTTATGTTTGTTAAAAGAATGTTACCTGACGTAACGTTTGACGGGTCTACCGCTGATAATCCTTCGGCTACTATGACTCTATCTCCGTTGGAGAACTCCGGTTCTGGGTACAACAACCCGCTATCGGAAGGGGGTAACAGCAGCGCTACGGTAACTCGCTCGGCTACAGTGCCTATTGAGCAGTTTACAGGGCAGGTCTTTGTGCGAGTACGTGGTAGGCAGATGGCGTTTAAGATTGAGTCTACTGAGTTAGGTGTGGCTTGGAAGCTAGGTATACCCCGTCTGGATATGCGGCCCGACGGTAGGAGAGGCTAGTGGCTAAGCGGCTAGTACAGAAAGTTCAACCGCCCGCGCTTCCGATACCCAAGGAGAGTCCGCTTAAGCAGTATCTGGACGACCTGAACAACATCTTGCGTCTGTTCTTTAACCTGCTAGCTAACGCAGTAAACAGCGTATTTGGGGAGTTAGGGGGCCGGTTTTTAGATGTGCCCAATGCGTTATACTTCTCCACGGTAGACCAGTCCATAGCAGTAGCAGACACGGCACAGCCGGTTACGTTTAACCAGACATACTTACAAAGCGGGTCTGTGTTAAATGGGGGTACAAATAGCGAGATAACTGCCGTATACGATGGGGTTTATAACTTCCAGTTTATCGGGCAAATATCTAGCAGTTCGGGTTCTAACAAAAACGTATTCCTTTGGATTTCAAGAAACGGCACCGACTTAGGTTACACAGCAAGAGAATTTTCGTTGGCGG